GCCGTCGCCACGAAAGCCGCCAATGAAGCCAAACACCGTGAGCAGGGCCTTCGCGCCGCTGCTGCTGCTGCTCGCACTGAGTCTGAGCGCCTGTCAGGCGAGCTTGCCCAAGCCAACACCCGCCTCGCCCTCGCTCCCGTTGAGGCCGTCCGCCTCTACGCCGCAGCCGCAAACGCCGTATTCGACGACTGCCAGCGAACGTATCAAGAACTGGCGGCAGAAGCTGACGGACACGCAAGTGACTCCCTGATGTTTCAGCAGGCGTGGCCAGGGAATCGACCATGACCAAGAAGGCAGGAGCCGCATCACCAAAGCGCCCGCCCGTGGACTGGGAAGCCGTAGAGCTCCAATACCGCGCGGGCATTCGCTCGCTCAAGGACATCGGGACCGAGTTCGGCGTCTCAGACGCGGGGATCATCAAGAAGGCCAAGGTCAAAGGCTGGACCCGCGACCTCTCCGCCAAGATCAAGGCCAAGGCCGACGCAAAGGTTAGTGCTGCCGCAGTTAGTCCCGAGGTTAGTGCGCAGCGAACCGCTAACGAGCAGTCGGTTGTTGAGGCCAATGCAGACCTGCAATTCCAAGTCCGCATGAGTCATCGGCGCGGCCTGGACAAGCTGCGCACCGTCAAAGAGAAGCTGGTCGCCCAGATTGAGCAGGCCGTCGACAACTTCGTTGACCTGCAAGAAGTCATCGAAATGGTGCGCAACCCCGACGAGAACGGGATGGACAAGGCCAACGACGCCCTGCGCAAAGCCATGGGCCGCTCCAGCGTTGTGGACGACCTCAAGAAGCTGTCCGAGATTGACGAGCGCGTTCGCAAGGGAGAGCGCGAGGCTTTTGGCCTGGACAACCTGCCCAGCGATGGAGCCCAAGACCCCATGGCCACGTTCTTGGCCGAACTCTCTGCCCGTGGCAGCCGTCTCCCAATTGGAGGCGCGAAGTGATTCGAGAGGACGTTCAGCTGGGGCTCTCCGATCCATGGTGGCGCATCTGCAACCTGTACTGGATCGTGAACAAAGAGGGCCGACCCGAGCGCTTCACCCCGAATGAAGAGCAGGCCGACTTCTACAACCAGCTGCACACCCGCAACGCCATCCTGAAGGCCCGCCAGAAGGGGTTTTCCACTCTCATGCAGATCATTGGTCTTGACCAGTGCCTGTTCAACGACAACTTCACGTCCAACACCATTGCGGACACGCTTCCCAACGCCGGCAAACTGTTCAGGAAGGCCGCATTCGCTTACGAGCGCCTGCCCGTGGCCATCAAGGCCAGCCGCTTGCTCAAGAGCCAGACCACCAGCGAAATGGTCTTCGCCAACGGGTCCAGCTTCAGCGTGGGCACCAGCGCCCGAGGCGGCACCGTGCAGTTCTTGCACGTCTCCGAAATGGGCAAGATCGCCAAAAAGTACCCCGAGAAGGCCCGAGAAATCGTCACCGGCGCCTTTGAGGCTGTGCCGTTGAATGGCGTCATCGTGGTGGAGTCGACCGCCGAGGGCAATGGCGGCGAGTTCTTTGACATCTGCGACGAGGCATTGAAGAAGCGCGAGGCCAAACAAGAGCACACCGAGCTCGACTTCAAGCTTCACTTCTACCCGTGGTACGCATCGAAGGAGTACCGCATCCGCGCCGATGGTGTGGTGCTCACCGACGCCGACCGCAAGTATTTCCGGGAGGTTGAGGCCAAGTGCGGCACCAAGCTGGACGACGAGCAGCGCGCCTGGTACGTCAAGAAGCGGGCCGTTCTCAAGCGGGACATGAAGCGGGAGTATCCGGCCAGCATCAAAGAGAGTTTCGAGCAGGCCATTGAAGGCGCCATCTACGGCGACGAAATGACCACCCTGCGGGAGCGCGGGCGCATCTGCAGCGTGCCCATCGACCTCATGGAGCCGGTCAACACCTTCTGGGACTTGGGCAGCAACGACCACACCGCCATCTGGCTTCACCAGCGCGTGGGCGCTTGGGACCACTTCATCGGCTACATGCACGGCACCCGCACTGGCCTGCGCAAGTGGTGGGAGCAGCTGGAAGACTGGCGCCTGTCCAACGGGGTGGAGAAGTGGGGCCATCACTACCTGCCACACGACGGCGAGGCCGAGCGCCAGGGCGAAGAGATTGAGAGCGCCAAGACCATCCTCGAGGCCTTGCGCGTCAAGAACATCGAAATCGTGCCCCGCATCGCCTCGCTGGCCATCGGCATCGACAAGACCCGCACCGCCATGGTCAAGGGCATCCGCATTGACGAGGCCGCGTGCGTCGAAGGCATCCGGTGCCTTGACTCATACCAATACGAGTGGGACGAGAAACGCGGCCAGTGGCGCGACATGCCCCTGCACAACTGGGCCTCCAACGGTTCAGACGCCTTCCGCCAGTGGGCACAAGGGTACGAGCCGCCCGGCGTATCACGGCCCCGCGCGAAACCCCGCGAACGCAACTGGCGCACAGCCTGAAAGACACCATGAACCTACAGAACCTCCACCAGCGCGTGCTCGGAGCCAACGGGCGCGAGCTCTTCGGCCTGGGCGGCACCCGCAGCTACCGCCAGCACGAGAGCCGCGGCTACCACGTCTCGCTCGAATGGATTGAGGGCGAGCCGGCCATGGTCATCTGGCCCAGCCGCGCCGGCGGTGACATGGACATCGGCGCCTTCGCCATCTGCCTGTCTTCGGCCGCCGTCTACGCCGACCCCAGCGGCAAGCCCACCGAAGAGTGCTTCCTGCGTTGCGCCATGGCGCTGCCCGACATGGGCAAGGCCATGCTGCACATCGAACTGAACACCCTGGTGGACGTGGTGATGCAGTTCATGCCCGACCTGCTGGCCATGCCCCCAGCACCGCGCGCTGTGCGGGCCGCTGACAAGGGCGAGGCGCTGTGGGAAATCACCCAGCAAGACCAGAACGGCAAAACCATCAGCGAGGCGACTGTCTGACTATGGCTCTTGCAATCAACCGCCCCACCGTCAAGAACAAGCCCGTGCGCAAGCTGTCCCCAGAGGACAAGCACGCCCGGATGCTCCATTGGTTTCAAAGTGAGATGCGCCGCCAGCAGGCCAACCGCTTCCAGATGTCCATGGACGAGGACTACTACGACAGCGAGCAATGGACCTACGAAGAGGCCGCCGAGGTGCGCGCACGCGGCCAGAACCCCGTCGTCTACAACGAGGTCAAGACCACCGTTGACTGGCTGATCGGCATCGAGCGCCGCACCCGCCAGGACTTCAACGTGCAGGCGCGCGAGGACAGCAAAGAGGCCGAGGCCGACGCCAAGTGCAAGACCAAGCTGCTGAAGTACATCCACGACGCCAACCGTTCGGGCTTCGAGCAGTCCAACGCGGCCGACGACACCTTCAAGGCCGGCTTGGGCTGGATCGAAATCGGAATCTCCCCCGACCCCGAGGACGAGCCGATCTACAAGCGCTCCGAGTCGTGGCGAAACATGCTGTACGACAGCCTGGGCACAAAGAAGGACTTGAGCGACAGCCGCTACCTGTTCCGCTTCCGCCCGGTCGACCTCGATCTGGCCATCGCCTACTTCCCCGAGAAGGAGAAGGAGCTCCGCAAGGCGGCCGTCTCCGGCGATGACGCCCACTACATGGAGTGGTGGAACAACAAGCGCATCGAAGAGATGGAGACGCAGGTCACGCCCATGACGGGCAAGTGGACCATGTACGACTCCGACGCCTGGAGCCGCAACCTGCGCGAGCGCGTGCTGCTGATCGAGTGCTGGTACACCGAGCCCACCACCGAGACGACCGGGCAGGGCAGTGCTGCCATCGACCGCGTGCGCATGAAGATGCGCTGCGCCATCATGACCGAGCAGGATCTGATCGCCGACTCGCCCAGCCCCTACAACCACAACAAGTTCCCGTTCGTTCCGTACTGGTGCTACCGCAGGAAGAAGGACAACGCGCCCTACGGCCCCATCCGCCCCGTGCGCGGCCCGCAGGACTCGCTGAACAAGCGCCACTCCAAGGCCTTGTTCATTCTCTCGACCAACCAGACGATCGCCGAGGCCGATGCGTTTGACGACGAGGTGATGACCTCCGACGAGGCGCGCGACGAGCTCCAGGCGCCCGATGGTTTTGTCCTGCTGGCCAAGGGTGGCCTGCAGAAGATCAAGACCAACCGCGAAACCGAGGTGGCGCAGGGGCACCTGCAGCTGGCGCAGGCCGACAGCGCCGCCATCCGCAACAGCGTGGGCGCCACCATGGACACGCTGGGCCGCGACACCGGTGTGAAGCAGTCCGGTATCGCCTTGCAGCGCAAGGCCGAGCAGGGTTCGCAGCTGACCGCCGAAATCTTCGACAACCAACTCTTCGCCCGCCAGCTGGAGGGCGAGCTCGAGGTGGCGCTGATCGAGCAGTTCTACACCCAGCCCAAGGTGTTCGCCATCACCGGCGAGCGCTCCAAGCGTGAGTACACCCGCATCAACCAGCCAGACCCGGTGACCGGCGAGCGCCTGAACGACGTGACCCGCTTCAAGGCCGACTTCCACATCGGCGAGCAAGCATGGCGCCAGACGCTCAACCAGGCTGCGTTTGAGTCGCTGATGGAGCTCATGACCCAGATGGCGCCGGCCGCCCCGCAGGTGGTCATGGCCGTGCTGCCCAGCCTGTTCGAACTGGCAGACATCCCCAACAAGGCCGAAATCGTTCGCAACATCCGTCAAGCCGTCAACCAGCCCGACCCGGACGAGGAGGAGTCGCCCGAGGACGCCGCCGCGCGCGAAGAGCAGCAGGCCCTTGCGAAGAAGCAGGTCATGGCGCAGATGGCGCAGCTGGACGCGCAAATCCGCGAGTCCGAGGCCAAGGGCAAGGAGCTGGACGCCAAGACGCTCAAGACCACGCTCGAAGCACTGTACGTGGCCATGCAGTCCGCCCAGGTCATCACGCAGGCACCGGGCGTCACATCCGTGGCCGACGAACTGCTGCGCAGCGCCGGGTTCGAGGACAAGGCGCCCGGTATGCCCGTGGTGCCAGAAATGGCACCCGTGGACCCGATGGCCCAGCCCGTGGACTCGATGGCCGTCGACCCCATGGCAGCAGACCCCGCGCTGATGCCTACCGATCAACTCACCGCACCGGCGGGCGCTGACGGCGCCATGACCGGCATTGAAACCCAAGCGCCTGACGGCGTGCTCCCCCAGTAAGGAAACCCATGAGCAAAGCGAAATCCAAGGCATCAACCACCAAGACCTCAACCATCGCCGTTGTGAGCACCGCCGCGCTGGCCAGCGCCGACAGCGCCGAGGCGTCTTCCACGCCTCCTGACATCACCAACGAGCAGATCCATGCCGAAGCGACTGCGGCGATCCACACCATTGCCGGTGTCGGCCCGGAGGTCATCGGCATCGACGAGCCAGTCATCGTCTTCACGCTGGAGCGCCTGGACGTGGCCCACCGCCTGCCCGTGGTGTCGGTGGACGCTCAGACGCAGCCTGCACCCATGGCGCCGGGCTCCATCACCGTGTTCAAGAGCGCCGAGGGCGAGAACATGGAGCTCGTGCTGGCCTGGGCGCGCGACCTGCAGCACAAGACCGATGGCGTGACCAAGATCGACCCCGCCACCGGCATGGCGCTGGCCGCCCAGCCTTTCAAACCCACGAAGGAGTGACCCATGAACGGAGCCATTGCATCCGCACCCAAGGCCGACAGCTACGACAAGTGGCGCGCCGAAGATGACCTGCGCACGCTCACCACGGCCGCGCAGATCCGCAAGGACAAGAAGCGCATGGCCGACGTGAAGCGCGCCGCCAAGGAAAAGCTGGGCGAAATGGCCCACCTCAAGTCACTGGCCAACGGGGAGAAGGGCGCATGAACCGCACCATCGTGGAGCTGGACAAGGACACCCAGCAGCCCATCGCCCAAGCACCTACCGTAACGGTGGCTGACGTTGAGGCAAGCATCGCCAGCGAGACGTACTTCACTGCCGCCGATGGCGCGAGAGCTGCGTCTGAGGGCAAGCCCGGTGCATCGCTGCTACCTGAGTACGTCACCTACCCAGGTAGCCCGCTGTCACTCGTCACCATCTGCGTGCTCGTGCTCAAGAACGGTCACCGCATGGTGGGCGTGAACGAGGGCCCCGTGAGCGCTGCGAACTTCAATGCAGCCATGGGCCGCGACATGGCCCGCAAACACGCCGTCTCGCAAATCTGGCCGCTGCTGGGCTACGAACTGCGCACGCGGTTGGACACCAGCATCTGACCCTTTCCCCCACCCCCAACCCACCACTATTGCAGGAGCTACACATGCGCATCCAAGGCTACACCCCCGAAGAACTCGCCATCCTCACGCCTGACGAGCGCAGCGCCATCGAGGCAGACGACAGCACCGACGCTGACGAAATCGCCGCCATCGCGGGCGAAGGCGAAGCCGACCCAGGCACCGACGCCGACGCCGACGACAGCGCGGCCGCTACCACCACCGAAGCCGACCCGACCGACGCTGCAGCAGCTGCAACGAACGAAGAAGAGCCCACCATTGACGACGATGGCGTCTTCCGCTTCGAAGCACCCGCCGATGCCGCCGAGCGCCGCACCGCGCTGCGCACCGAGCGCTCCGAGGCCTTCACCAAGCTGATGGACGGCACCATCACCACCGAGGAATACAACGCCATCGAGACGCGTGTGGCCGATGACCTCGAGACGCTGGCCGCCCAGGTGTCCAAGGCCGAGTTGGCCACGGCCATGAACGAGCAGCAGACCGCTCGCGAGTGGAAGAAGGCGGTTGCGTCCCACTTCGACGCTGCCAAGGCCATCGGCGCGGACTACAAAGCCAACCCCAAGCTGCACGAAGAGTTCGACGGCCTGCTCAAGGTGTTCGCCGCTGAAGCGGCCGCCAAGGGCATGTCGGACGTTGGGCTCAAGGCTTCGAAATACGCGCTGGAGCAGGCTCAGTTGGTGATGAATGCGCGCCATGGCTTCAAAGCGGCAGCAGCGCCTGGCGCAAAAACGCAGACAGCCGCAGAAAAAGCCATTGCAGAGGCCAATTCAGTGCGCCACAGCTTGCAAACTCTCAGTAATATCCCGGCGGCAGATAGGGTGCTGACCGACGAGAGCCCGCTGGCCAAGGTTTCGACGCTCGAAGGTGAGGATCTGGAGTTGTATCTGGCCTCCCTTTCGCCCGCGGACCTCAAGCGCCTTGAAATGGCCAGCAACGCATGAGCACCGACGCTCAACGAACCGGCGTGGCGATGGATGTGCACGTCGGAGACAGAGTTCGGATCGACGGCGGCCGCATCACGCTGGTGGTTGAGCAAAAAAGCGGGCAGAAAGCCCGCATCAGAATCGTGGCCCCGAGGGATGTTTCCATCGAGTGGCCGAAAAGAATCCCGGCATCCGTCGGGTAAGTTGCCGGCACAAGCCGGTTTGTAGATAGACGCGCAGGAGTGTGTCGTGTGCTTTGAAAGGATCAACGCATGGCACGCACGCAAGTTCTCCCTACCGATCCGGCCGCCCGCAAGGTCTGGTCCGGCAAAGTGGCCATCGATGCCGTCAAGAAGTCGTTCGTCGCCAAGATGACCGGCTCCGAGGCGGACGCGATGCCCTTTGTGGCCAAGACCGACCTCGAATCGGGCCCCGGCGATGAAGTCACCACCACGCTGATCGCCAAGCTGCGCGGCAAGCCGATCGAAGGCTCCGAAAAAGGCGAAGGCCGCGAGCAGAAGCTCTCGCACTACACCCACAAGATGCGCATCGACAAGATGCGCCAGCTGGTCAACGTCGGCGACGTGATGACCCAGAAGCGTGTGGGCTACAACGTGGCCGCCCAGGTGAAGGCTCGCCTGTCCGACTACATGGCCGAAGTGAACGACGAGCTCGGCATCATGTACGCCGCCGGCGGCCGTGGCACCGGTGACGAAATCATGCATTACCCCGTTGGTTACGCTGGTTTCCCCAACGCATTCGATGCGCCCGACGCGGCTCACTGGATCGTTGGCAACGGCCAGACCAAGGCATCGCTCACCGACAAGCTGGGCACTGCTGTGATCGACCGCGCCATCGTTCGTGCCAAGAAAATGCTGGCCCTCGAAGCCGGCAAAGGCGCGCGCATGGAGCCCGTCGCTGTGGACGGCGGCAAACACTTCGTGTTCCTGACGGGCCCCGAAGGCATGTACGACCTGCGCCGCGAAGTCGGTGACGCTGGTTGGCTCACGCTGGAGAAGGCCAAGGCCGCCGCAGTCGGTGCCAAGTCGCCCATCTTCCAGGGTGGCGATGCCTACTACAACGGCACGCTCATCATGGAGCACGAAACCTGCGTCAAGTTCAACGACTACGGCGCTGGCGGCACCACCGAGGCGCTGCGCAACCTGTTCTTCGGTGCCCACGCGGTTGCCATCGCGCACGGCATGAAGAGCCAGCGCGGCGGCGTGCGTTACGAGTTGTCGGACTCCGACCTCGACCACGGCGAAGAAGAAGTGGTCATCACCCGCATGATCGCCGGCCTGTCCAAGACCCGCTACAAGGGCATGGACTTCGGCCTGCAGTCGGTGGACACCGCCTTCACCGCCATCAACTGACCACCAGTTGAACGAACCCGGCGCCTTCGGGCGCTGGGCTCTGCCGCACTCCCTCGCTTCACCCCCTTGAAAGGAGCCAACCATGACTTACAAGCAAGCTCTCCAGATCGCGGCCCTGCTGGCCGTGCAGACCTCTTCGGCCAACGAGCCGATCGCCATCACCGGCGACTACGTGGTGCCCGCTGGCCTGGCCATCGGTGACATCGTGGAAATGGCCCCGCTGCCCTCCGGCTACGTGGTGGCTGACCTCACACTGGCCGCCGAAGAATGCGATTCGGCCGCTGGTATGACCATCGACGCCGGCGTGCTCTCCGGTGACTTTGGCGTGGTCGACAACGCGCGCACCATGGGCAACGAGTTCTTCGCCGCCTCCACCATCGGCCAAGCCGGTGGTGTGGCGCGCGCCAGCAAGCAGCAGGGCTTCATGATCGCCCCCACGGAGAACACCCGTGGCCTGGGCATCAAGTTCGCCGCCATCGGCACCCCGATCGTGGGCGCCAAGCTGCGCTTCATCGCTTGGGTCCGTCCTGCCCTGAACGGCGTCTGACCATGCCCCGTGGTGTGTACCAGCGCAAGAGCGCCGACGCAGCTGCGCCTGCGGTGAAGAAGGCAACGAGCAAGGCCACAAGCCCTGCCGAACAGTCTTCCCAGCCGCTGGCGCAGGATGCGCTGGTGCTCACCCACACGCCAGAGGCCGACGTGCCTTTGGCGCCCCCCATTTTGCCGGTGGCAGTCACGCCCCCGGACAGCGCGGCACCCGTTGCCGTGCCACTGGACACCTCGCCCATCCGTGGTTCGGTGGACGACATGGCCGGCGACAAGCTCAAGCGCTACGCCAAGCAGGTGGGCGTGATGCAGCGCGACATTGACGGTCTTTCCGAAGACCGCCTGCGCCAGAACTGCAAGGCCATGATCTTCGCCGCCATGGAGGACTGATCGCATGACCCCCTGGAGCGAGTTTCTGCCCTACGTGCTGCCATCTGCCCCAGGTTGTCCCGATCCGGTGGCCGAGTTCAACCTGCGCCTGGCTGCGCAGGACTTCTGCGCTCGCACCCGCGTCTGGTGTCACACGCTGCCCGACATCACCAC